TAAATGAATTCTTTGTGTCATCATCAAATCTGTTAGTACAGACTTCAACCGCTTTCATCTTTTTACCAAAGATAGCATACGCTTGAATGATGTGGACCAATCTTCTAGTTGATATAATCTCATCAACACCACCATCAAAGTAGGTTTTTCTGATTACATCAGCCCATGTTACTAACTTCTTACAGAAATCTTTATCAGATTTACCAGAAGCTTTAAGTGTAGAATTTAAAATCTTTTCTTCTACAGCAGGTTTAGGGTAACTTTGTTCAAAGGTAATTGGAAATCTTTCCAAGAACGCTTCGTTAAGTACATTAGTACCGATAAACTTACCGTCATCACTACCTTGACCTTTTGTATTGGCAGTAGCAATCACATTGAAACCATGAGCAGGTTTTATAAACTTGTTAATCTTTTTAACAAAGACACCTGAACCTTCAAGTATTGGTTGAAGACACATGATTTTGTTAGAAGCAAGGTCAATCTCATCTAACAATAAGACAGCACCTCTCTCCATGGCTTCGATTACAGGACCATTCTGCCAAACAGTTTGGCCATCTCTAAGTCTATAACCACCAAGTAAATCATCTTCATCAGTTTCGATTGTGATGTTTACTCTGATTAATTCTCTTTTGTTTTCAGCACACGCTTGGGTTACACCCATAGTCTTACCGTTACCAGAAAGACCTGTGATAAAAACAGGATAAAACATTTTAGACCTGATAATTGATTTAACATCAGGATAGTTACCGAACGAAACAAAGACCGGGTCTTTTTTTGGTACGATATCACCTGTTAGTGAAGACACTACATAAGCAGCTTCTGATACAGTTTCAGTTTCAGGTGCTTTAGTAGTCAAAACTTTTTCAGCTTCGCCTTTAGATTCAACTTTAACATCTGTAGCGAAATCTCCTTCACTAGGTAATTTGAATAATGATTTACCGATTTTGAAATCGGCATTTTTGATTAGCCATTGTGGTGCATATTTGCAACCAAAACTGGCATTTGCTTCTTTTAATTGAGAAGTAGTTAATTCGTTTGAACCAAACTTTTTGATTGCATAGTCAACGAACTCTTGTTGTTTAGTGTTTAGCATAGTGTTTATGTCCTTCTTCATTGTTAATATAGGTATATTATACAGGCCTTTTTTGTAAAAGGCAAGCGTTATATACGATTTTTTTCACTTTTTTTTCGTTACCAGGTAACGGTTTTGGAACTATTATCAAATTAATTGCCATTTTTATGCAACCTCCTTGATAAATTTGTTTAAAACTACTCTGGAAACCAATCGATTCGCCATTGATTTACCAAAGATTCTTTTTAACTCTGACGGTGTTCCTTTCTTAACTTCAACATTACCCATATCAAAGCTTTCTACAGCAAGTTTTTTACCGTCAAGGATAAAGAATTTATTATAACCATCAGCATTGACAGCTATCGCTTTATCTCTAGTTAATTCTTTTCTTAATTTGTTGTACTGGTTAATCTTATCAGTATAGTCTTTATAGTTATTGATATACTTTTCAATATCCCATCTTTTAACTCTTTTGATTACATAGAAACCAATCACATTACATTTGTGTTCTTTTTGTAAATGACTTAATAAGTTATTTGTAAAATTACTATAACTACCTACAAACTTTGATTTACCAATCTGATAAACTTTTTGTCTGTAATATTCTTCATCATCATATTCAGACTTAGCTGAACCAAAAATCTTACCTCTTGGAGAGTTACCAGAACCATCTGTAAGTGTAATAAATGTCATCTTCTCAATACCATATTTTTTTCTAAACATTGGTATCAATTTGTCCATGTAAATAAGTGACTCATTCAATGGTGTATTACCAAGATAATATTTGCCTGGTATACCATAACTATTAGAAGCTGCTAATGCGTCAGCGTCTTGGTCAAAAGCATTTCTTCTATTCCAAGTGTATCTATCATCAAAGTACATACCCATATGAAATAAAGTTTTTAATGCAAGGTCAGCTTGCTTCTTATTCATTCTGTGAGATAAACAATTTACAAGGTGGAAATCTTCAAAGAACCAATCGCCATTTTTGTGACTAAAACCTGTTGAAGGTTTTTCTTCACTCCATCTACTTCTTTCACTAGTAAAGAAATAAACTTCAAATGGAATGTTAACCTTTCTACAAAATTCTACAAGGTTGATTAATTGTTTTACAGTATTAAATAATACATCTGACATTGAACCAGACCAATCAAGTAACATCATCATACCGTGGTTTTTGCCATCAGGAATGATTGTTAATTTCTTAAAAATGTCCTCATTGTATTGATATTGTGGCAGTTTTAAAGGGTCAATAATACCAGTTTTATCTGTACTTGCTCTCTTATAAGCAGTTGCAGCTTTTTTCATTTCAAACTCTTTAACAAGATACATAACTGTTTTCTTGTTTTCTTTAGTAAACTTTTTGAATTGAGTATCTAAGTATTCAACATATGATTTAGTACCTGAATAACTTTTTAAAGATTCAACTTTATATTTTTCCATATCAGAAAGGAAAGTTTTCCAAGATGTTAAGTTACCATCTTTACCAAGATTTGGAGTAGGTATCTTACCATATCTAAAACCTCTGGATTTCTTATCTTGTAATTCTTCTTGCTTCTGAGTAAATGAATCATCTGTAATAGATTTAAGTTTTTTCATACTACCGTCACCGCCAGCACCTTTAGCAAATCTATCTGATTCTTCAGCTTCGTTAGATTTAATATCTTCTTTTGATTGACCGTTATCACCAGATTGATTACTGTCTGTTTCATCATCTGCTTTTTGGTCACCAAAATTATTGTAGTCATTTAATTCATCAGCTTCATCATCTGATTCTTTAGTATCTGAACCATTGCCTTCGCCGTCACCGTCACCATCTTGTTGGTCATCTTCATCATCAAAATCATCTTCATCATCACCAAGGTCATAACTTTTAATAAGTGGATGACTATCAAAGTCTGGTAATTTTTGCATTTGTTCAACTTGTTCTTTTTGCCAATCAAGTAACTCTTTGGCTAAAACTAAAACATCATCAAAAGTTTTTAATGCGTCAACTTTAGCCAACCATAAATTGTCTTCAGGAGTAAAAATGAAAGGCATTCTTTGTAATGATTTTGACCTTAGATTAATCTTGTCAATAATCATAAATTCTTTATTGATATCTTTACCTGTGATACCAAAGAAATTCTGTTTTTCTAATATATCAAAACCATTCTGATAGTTTCTAACAACACCAGGATATTTTGCTTGAATTAATAAGTCAATTCTGCAATCTTCTAATACATTAACATATGACCTTAACTCAGAATTATCAATGCCTTGCCATTTTTCATATGGAGTCCACAATGCGTGAGCACATTCATGTGCTATCAACATATCGTAAACATCACCAGATTTTTCTTTAAATATAGGGAGAGTTAGGACACGGTTCTTAACATCAAAAGAAGCTGTCTTAACATTGTTGTGTTGAATTGTAATATTTTCGTTAGCAAGTAATTTTGCTAGATTAGATTTTACTTCTAAATTCATAGTGTTTGTGTCCTTTTTCATCATATGTGTCCATCCTACAGGTCTTTTTCACAAAAGGCAACCTTTATTTCGCTTTTTTTTAAAGTTTTTTTTGTTACCTGGTAAGGGTTTCCGAATACACACAAAATAAAAGCGTGTTTGTCGCAGCTAAAATCTGATTATTTTCTTAAAATATCGTCTTCCGAGCACTCGGAACCATATTGAATCTCCACGATTCGCAACGATTCGTCTGATTCGTTTGATAACATATGCCAATCACCTCTCTTAATATGTAAGTTATCAAACATTTTGTAATGTCCATGTAATTCGTAATCTGTACTTGAATTTTTAATAGTGTAAACTGTAGCCAAGCCTGAGGCAATGAACCAATGTTCAGCTCTATACTTGTGTTTTTGCATAGATAAAGATTTGCCTGGTGCAACCACCAGTTCTTTTACCTTTACGACATCTTTGTCATTATGTAATACTCGATAGTAACCCCATGGTCTCTCCGTTCGATTATCAGCCCATTTTTCAAGTATGTTAGATGATGAATTACTTTTAGAACCACCAACATTAAATTCAAAATCAATCCACTCCTCATCCATAAAGTGTTCTATTTCAGGTATATTATCGTCTGTTCTATCACCACCATTTGCAAAGATTAACTTAGCGTTTGAATAAAATCTCTTAACTTTTAGTATGGCTTCTATGGCTGAATTATCATGGTCTGCAAAGTTAATCACATTATCGACACTTTTCAGATTAAGTAATACTTGTTCTCTTTCGTAATATGGTAAAAATGACTTACCTTTTTTACGACTTAACCAATCATCTGAATTTAGGCCAACTATTAATACTTCACCTAATGCCTTGGCACATTTTAGGTATTCTAAATGTCCTGAATGTAAGGGGTCAAAACCACCAGTTACAATGACAACTCTCACCTGTCATCACCAGAACCGTGAATAGTCCCTTTTGTCTTTCTATTTGCTAACTTTTCTATATTAGCGCTTGCAATGTCGGATAACTTAATGTCAAAATCATTAGCCAGTACAGCGATATACCACAGGCAATCGCCAATTTCAGCTTTGATTTCAGACACCAGTTTTTCATCTTTACTATCTGAGCCATCTCTTATTATCTTCTTTACTTTATTAGCTACTTCACCTGCTTCACCGGTCAAACCCAAAGTTGGGTAAATAATGGCCTGTTCTCTCGGATATATTGCCGTTGTTAAAGCGACCTTTTGGTACATATCCAGGTCGCTAATTTTCTTGTATTTATGATTTTCGTTTGTTACAGTACCTAATTCTAATTCTAATTGTCCTTCAACCATGGTTTTATCTCCCTACCTGTGGTAAATATTTTTGTTTTGTTTCTTCCCATGATAGATAGATTATATCATCATAGAAATGTGTTTCCTTTGAAACACGGTCTTGTTTCTTTAGACTAGCTATTCTTTTTCTAGCATATTTGGTCTTCCATAATTCTGTAAGAGATTCAACTGAATTGTCAAATGCTCTTGTTAGACCTGTAGTATTTGTTTCTTCTCTTAAAAATTCTTTAGTATTTGTAAATAACTCGCCAAAATAGATACCTCTAGCGTGTTCAGACTTTTGTAGTTTCTTATCAATACCTAGTTTGCTGTATGTAAATGCTCTACTTCTATTTCTATGGTCTCTCTTATGAGGTTGGCCACTAGGTTTTTTTGCAACATACCATTCAAAGAATTTATATGTATGGTTCTTCATCAACCATTGTTGTATCATGGTATTGGTTGTTTTCTCTGGTTCATATGATACTGAACCAGCAGTCCAACCCATTTTCTTCCAATGTTTTAATCTATCATATTGTGATAATGGTATTACTTTTGTTTTACCATATAGACTTGTAGTTGTAACACCTACTAGTTTATCTTTGTATTGATGTTCCCATGTTTGCTCAACCGTATCTGATAAACATAACAAAGCAAGTAGTTTACCACCAACCAAGTTATAACCAAGAGGTTGTATTGGTACGATTGTACTACCAATGCAAGTATGATTAATCATTTTTTGTGTCTTAGCTTCTCTTTCCCAACCAATATATTCATCTCTAGGTGTAAGGTCTAAGAAGTCTGAGGACATACAGATAACACCAAGGTATTTCTGTGTTACTTTATCTCTTACTAAAAAGTTTAGATTTCTACCAATATTACTATTGTTCTTCATGGTAGATAAAAATGTTCTTAATGCGTTCCAGATTTCAGAACCTTTGGCATTTGTATGTGATTGTATTTCAGCACCATCTGTCCAAATTAATTCTGGTTGTAGATTTAAATATTCTTCGGGGTCTTCTGGTAACCAAAAGTTATTCTTTACTTCTTGTATGACTGTTGCCTGTTCAGGTCTTAACATAGCAGGCTTATCATCAAAGAAACTATTTGTTTCAACTGTAGGATATCTAAACTTTACTTCCTGAAATTTCTGATAAAGCGTATACTCTTGTACCGTCATAGCTGATACAAAGGTCAGGTCTTTAATAATTGTTTGTTTTAAAGTTTCTGTATCAATATCAGGAACCTTAGACAAATCGGTATTGTCTTGCCAACTTTGCCATTGGTCATCTATTGTCATTTCTTTATTCCACGAATAACTCATAATATATACATCCTACACTAGTATTTAAAAAATGTCAAGCCTTATTCATTTTTGCTTCTGCTTCTTGGTACTTTTTTAATCTTTTTAACATCTTATCACGCTTTTTCATAGCTGTGTCAATCTTTAACTTGCTGGCTTTCTCTGTAAAGTTTCTACCTAACATATGGTCATATTCGTGTTGAACAATACGACTCATCATACCATCAAGTTTGGCCTCTTTCATATCACCGTCTTCATCTGTATATTTTAAAGTAACCTTTCTAGGTCTTTTAATATTTAAAAATAAGAACGGATAAGTTAAACAACCTTCTTTCATCATTATAGTTTCTTCACTTGCTTCAATAATCATAGGATTAAAACAAGATAATCTCATACCCTTTTCTATTTGTGGATGACCACCTACTACAAACATATTAAAAGGTAAACCAACTTGGTTTGCTGATAAGCCAATACCTTGATATTTTTCCATTGCAAAGTTCATGGCTTCTGCAAGTTCTTTTCTATCTTTAAATCCGTTTTCTTCTAGCATTTCGTCAACAAACGGTGCAATTGCATGGTTGACTCTAGGGTCGCTTGGTGGTATTAGTTTTAGTTCTTTCATATTACCTCTCATAATTAATATTAATGTTTACTCTTAATCTTTCATCTGTTTGAGTAACACTTCTATGTTTTATTTTGCCATTGAATATAATAGCAGAATTTTCTATTGATTGAAATTTTTTACCATCTTCAAACTCTGTATATCCATTATTTGTATTCATGCCTAATAAACAAACCTCATGTTGTTTTTCAAAATCGGTATGTATTTCATGTTTAATTGGCGTATCGTTTCTAGTATAACCATTTACTTTTGCTCTAATAAGTTTATCTTCTTTTACTTTTAGTTTATCTAATATTGGTAATACAATTAATTTATAATAATCACTACTAAGTTTATTATAATATAATATATGTGCAAATACAAAATCTTTTTCGCCTTCATAAGCTACACTATTATGAAAATACCATGGAAAATCATTAGAGAACAAGTGTGTTTGCATTTCTTTAAAATAATTTTCTTCTAAAAAAGATGTCTGTATCATGTTTGTTGTAATCTAGTAAAGTTCTTATATTTTTCATACTTAATAATGTTCGTAAACTTGTCAAATAGTATATCGCCTTTGTGAGATATAATAAAGATGTTTTCTTTCTCAAACTGTTTGATAATTTTAAAGAAGTCGTCCATACCTTGGCCGTCTAAACTACTATCAAATATTTCATCTAACATTAATAAGTTTGTATTTGTACTATTTTTCATCTTAGCGATTTGTCGCCAAGTAAAAAGTAAAGCCAAGTCAATTCTCATTTTCTCGCCCTCACTAAAACTGTTATAATTAAAAGTATCTCTAAATCTACTTTTTATTGTTTCGTTAAATTCTTCATCTAAATTAAAGTTAACATAAAAATCCATAGATTGTAAGTGTTGATTAATTAACTGATTCATTATAGGAAGATACTTCTTAATAATCTGTGCCTTAGCACCTTTGTCATTTAATATCTCTCTTAATATATCTACATATTTCTTTTGTTCAGATACCTTATTTAAATCTTCTTCAGCAAACTTTAGCTGTTCAGACATATCAACTAGTTCCTGTTTGATACTATCAATATCATCATTTTGTGCCATAGATATATCTCTATGTATCTGGTCACTACTTTTCTTTATGTTTTCCAGACTTGTCTGTATCTTGGCTATATCTACATTCATCTCTTGTATCTTGTTTGTTATCCGGCCAAACTGCGTTACTTTCTCCTCTTGTTTGGAAAGTTCTTCTACGAGCTCTTGCAAGCCGCCTGATAGCTTCGAAATGGTTTGGTGTTCTTGGTCGCATTTTTGTTCCTTGAAAGATTTGTCTATAGATTGTGTGCATACAGGACAGTTATCGTTTTGTTCAAAAAACTCTAATGTCTTTTTGTGTGATGATAGATTTGTTTCTATCTTTGCTTCTATTTTTTGAAGTTGACTATACTTCATATCAACTTTTAGTTTGTCTTTTACCTTTTCTTTTGATACGGCTATCGATTCATTCAATTCTTGTATCTTTGTTTCATAATTAACTGAATCTTGTGTATTTTTATCTAGTAGATTCTGCTTATGCGCCTGGACATCACTACCTTGCGTTTCCAAAGACTTTAGATGTTTTGCTTCAGTTTCGTATTTGGTCTTAATTAACTCCGCCTGGTGCCTCACCTCCGTCAGTTTTTTTTGTAAATCACTCTGTTGGGAACGCAAAAGTAAGTCCATTAAGCCAAAAACTCTTATGTCCAAGATTTCTTCAACAACTTCTCGTCTGTATCTTGGTTTCATCTTCATAAACGGTTCGTAAGATGAAGAACCTAATATAACCACTTGAATGAATGACCTGTAATTCAGTTTCATTATATTTTGTTCTAAATATTTTTGATAATCTATATTACTTGCGTCTTGGTTTATAAGTTTATCATTCTGATATATCTCAAATAGATTTGGTTTAATACCTCGTCTTATCATATATTGATTCGTGCCAACCTCAAACTCTACCTCAACAAGTGTATCACCATTATTAATAGTATTGACCATTTGGTCTTTCTTAATAATTCTAAATGGTTTATTAAATAAAGCATAACATAATGCGTCAAGTAAGGTAGATTTACCACTACCATTACTGCCAACAATAAGTGTTGTAGCTGATTTATTTAATTCTACTTCTATTGGTATATTACCAGTAGATAGAAAGTTCTTATATCTTATTCGTTTAAAAGAAATCATTTGATAATTTATCTCTGTTCATTATTTCAATGTTGCCTGATACACTAACTCTTGTACACTTTGATTTAAAAGGAAGTACCCAATGTTGTAATAGTGCTGGAAATATAATCATATCACCTGTTCTAGGGTTAAATGCTTGTCCTGTCATTGCCCATCTTGGTTTTGCTTGTTGTGTAAACTCAAACATTAATGAGCCTGGTTTAGATGATGTTCCTTCAAATGCGTATTGTTCTTCTATGAGTTTTTTGGGTACATCTAAAAATATAACAAATGAATAATCACCACCATGCGTGTGTANAGGATTGAAGTCACCAGGTTTCATAAAGTTTACCCATAAGTCGTGAGCATTTAGTTCTACACCCTCATTTGGAAGTCCTGTAAAATTTGACCAGCCTTCTCTATACGCCTGCCAGATAAAGTTTGATTCCTGGTAAAACCAACCTGTAGTTTCATCATTGTATTTTAGTTGTGAGTCTAAATGGCCAGCTAATCTTTTATGATAACTTTTTAATTGTTTTTTTCCGTCTGTTAATAATCTTTTTCTCATATCTTCAGGTATTTTTGTTCTCATAACATAGGGACCGAAAGGTATATTACCATATTCTACTGTTCTATTCATTTGCCTCACCATACAGTTCTCTTGCAAACTGTTTTAGTTTTGTTTTATCTAGTTCACCAGTATCAGCCTGGTCAATATAGTTATTTAAAAATGTTTGCGTATCTTCGCCTTGTTCTAATATATCACTTCTTACTGTAGAGGCCACATCAATAGGGTCTTCTATAATTTGTAATTCGTGTACATTGATTGTGTTGTAAATTCTTTCAACCAGATTATTATACATATCTTCATCTGTCTTGTTTGTTATAAACAGTTTGACATAGGTATTATCAAAATCTGATAAGTCGTAATTAGAATAGTCTTGTTCTTTATCATTATAGTATATCTTTTTATACATACGATAAGGATTAATAACTCTTTCTAGTTCTCTTGTTTCAGTATCAAAAATATGAAATCCTTTAGGACATTGATAGTCTGACCATGTTATTTCATATTGTGTACCTAGATAGAAGATACGACCATCATCTGATTTCTTGTGAAAATGACCAGATATTACTTTTTCGAATTTTGTGAATTGTGATTTTTCTTGGCCATGGTCATTGTAAACGCCTTTGTGCATTTCAAAGCCTTTAATTTCAAGGTGACCCATAGCAATGGTTGAAGTAGTATTGTCGATAGCGTGAATGCTATCATCCAAATTATCATCACAAATCCAAGGCAAGAAAAGTATATCAAGCCCACCAATATTAACGGTGTCCGCTCTAGTATAGATTTTAGCGTTTTTGCTAATGTTGAGGTTTTGTAAAGCATTTACTTCATTTGTATTTTTATAATAAGTATCATGGTTACCAATGATTATATGTGTATCTATAATCATCTCATCTAACTTATCCCAAAAAACTTTTTTAAAGTTATGAGCTGTGTTATGGTTTATAAACTTTCGTCTGTCAACAACATCACCTAGATGTACCAATGTTCCAATGTTATGTTCTTTTAAATAAGGAAAGAATATATCATTGTAAAACTTGTTTTGGTATTCTATAAAGGCAGGTGAATCATTACGACATCCGAAATGTGTGTCATTCAGTAGCGCTATCTTCATTAATAAAATATTCCAAGGTTGATTTAGATTTCTTTTTAGTAGTCTTTTCTTTTTTCTTTTTATCTGGTTCATCAATTACTGTGTTCTTTTGTAGAAATTCAGTAAATTGATTCTTAAAATCTCTATCTTCACCTGGTTGCAAGGTCAAGTCATCATAATTAGCTTCCATAATCAGTTTTTGTTTAATGATTACTTGTTTCTTTTCTTTTTGTATTCTTCTTATAAATGCGTAATAAATGATTTGAGTAAAGTAAGCAAAAGGATTGTTCGATTTCTCTGGATTAAAGTTGTCCAAGTATTGTAAACAATTCTCAATACCATCACTAATCATATCATCTCTGAATGTATAGTTAATAAAATTAGGTCTATACGATAAGTGATTCGCTATCTTTAGAAAACAACTACCTATGTAATCAGTAACAGGAGGTCTATCTAACTTGTTTTTTTCAGCATACTGGACTGATTCTTTGAAACCAATCATAGCAGCTAAAAACTCCTTGTTATTTACATAATGTTCTTTTTGTGTTTTTGTTTTTTTAGTCATAGTAGTCATTATACATTATCCTCAGGAATAGTCAAGCCTAGGTTGACAAATATATTTTTTATAAAATGGCCGAACCACGCTTGACATGGTAAAAATTTAGTATATAATAAGCGGTGTTCCGTTTCAAAGAGAACAGCTCCTAAGCCACTACTTAAAGATACTCTGTTTTTATTTTTATTAATGGACGGTTGGGTCGTCTTCGAAATCATCAAATATTTCATTAAGTCTTTTATCATCTTCATCACTCACTCTTTCTTGTTCATAGTTGGGGGTCTTCATTCTATTTGGAACTTTATCAACTACATTATATTCACCAATTATATTTACATATGATGATTGCATTTCACCAGTTGCATTAGTGATTGTCATTATCTTTTCTTTTGGAATAGTAATAATCTGGTCACTAGTATAAGCTGTCCACTTAACTAGGGCCACATAATCTTTAAACCCCTGAGGTGTTAACTGAGGGATATATTTAACCTGAAACGGTTTTGATATTCTTAATAATTTAGAGTCCTCAGGTAATTGCTCTGAGGGAAAAGCACAAACAATATCATCTCCGTTAACTAATTTAACTATTTTTATGTTTGTCATTTGTTTAACTCCACATTATGGATTTCATAATCAAATTCTTCTTCATTGTATATATTTATCCTTTCTCTGAAATGGGCTAGTGTGTAATTATCTTTTTCCTTATATGATAAATCATCAGCAATATCGTATAATGTGGCCGTTGAATTATCATCTTTTAATCTTAAACCTCTACCAATACTTTGTAAATTTCTTATCCTTGATTTACTAGGAGAACAAAACACAATGTTGTGTAGATTACGAATATTGATACCGGTACTAAAGGTTCCGTAGCTTGCCACGATAATAGAGTTGTCACTCTTTTCCGTAATTTCTCTGATATTTTCTCTTTCATCTGCTTCTACACCTCCGTGAACATAAAAAACTTTCTTGTCTTCCGCTTTCTTTTGTATATCTTCGTACAATCCTTTACCATGTTTTTCTACATATTGAAATAAACATAATGTATTGCCTTGTAATTTAGAAGCCAGATTAACTATAAACTTATTTCTTTTTTCATGTTTTACTAAGAAATCCATTTCTTCTTGGTAGTTTAGACTACTTAACATTTGTCTACTACCACTATCATAACTTAATATTAAACCGTAAATTTTCAAGGCCGCCAATTGTTTTTTATCTTGTAATTCTGCCGTTGAGATTACTTTATTTACAGTACCAAACAAACCCTCTAACACCAACTTGTGTGTTTTTGTACCATCTAATGTACCTGTTAGACCATATCTATACTTACAATCTGTTAGTTTTGACATAATCTTTGTAAGTGATACTGCTTTAAATAAGTGTGCCTCGTCACCTACTATAGTACCAAACTGTTTAAACCAGGCCTTTGGTAGATTATAAATTGATTGCCATGTAGATATAACAACTCTTTTAGTTGTATCTTTGTCATGTCCTTGATATATCTTATGTACATTTGCTTCACTATTCCAACCATAATCTCTAAAATCTTTTGTTAACTGTTCTACTAATGATGTTGTAGGTACAATAATTAATACTTTATTATTCTTCTTACTCTTTAATCTAATTAAATTAAATCTAGTTATCATATAAACAATAAGTGACTTACCACTTGCTGTGGGTGATAACAATAAACATCTACTCTTTTTAATTGCGTGAATAAATGCACTTCTTTGATAATCTCTTACTTCAAATGGTATTTTTAAAGCTTTAATAAAACCATCAACAGCCTGTTCATCTACTGTAACATCTTTGATTTTTGTACCATCAACAACTTCTATTTGATTATCTTTACACCACTTTACAATATAAGGATATAAACCGGCGTATATTAAACCTGTCTGATATGAATATAATCTAATCTTTCCGTCCCATACTCTATTTCTGTATTGAGGCATAAACTTAAAACCAGGCACTTCAAATGTAAAGTATTCTGATAAATCTCTACGAATACCAGCCTCTGCTTCAATAGACAGATTAACTTCATCTTTTTTTTCTAATACAATATACTTAACTACTGCCATTGTTTTCCTACAACCCAACCTACTAAAGATTTTCTAGTACCTTTTGTAACTTCACCTACTTTATGCCATATGTGACTAGGAAATACAATCATAGTTCCTGTTTTAGGTTTAAAAGATTCAACAACCACTTTGTCTGAATTAGGATGTGGTTGACTTATTCTAAAATCACCACCCTCATAATCATCATTTAAACATAAAGTAAAACTTAACTTTCTAATCATACCATTATCATATGGTTTTCTATGACTATCAATATGCCAATCATAATGGTCACCTTTATTATATTCTGAATACTGTAGAGGTTCAAATTCTTTTAAAGAAAAGTTCCAATTACTTTCGTCATTAGCCAATTGAATAAGATTACTTAGAGATGTTTGTAATTTTTTATTATCTAACCAACCTACACTAGAGCTTCTATTATCTTTATTACCATCTTGTATTTTTGATTTTGTCATATTAGATGACATTCCCTCTGCAATAATACTATTACAAAAATCTAAAGGTACAATACCGGTTTTTATATGATAAATATTTTCTAAAAACATTACACAGCACCACTAGTAAATCTTCGCCAGTCAATAGCGTTCTTTATAGTAAATGTTCTATTTGATATTTGTCTGATTGTTCTATCTAAGTAATCAACACAAGCTGACAGGTATTCAATTTTTTGTTTACCTCTAATTAAATCATCATCCGATTCAATGTATTTGTCAACATCTGTTCTTAGTATTTTTAAATCAAATGGTTTTTCGGCATAGACCTGTGCGTCTGATTTGCCTGTATAATATTCCCATTTGTGTCTTTTTAACTGTTTATAATCCGTTTCCGCTTTAGTCAACATCAACTTAAACTTAGTATAGTGTTTCATATACTTGTTGTGTAGTTGTGGTGTTTTAAGGGATTCTAAATCTAATTCAGTTTCATTAATGGCCAAGTCTTTGTCGGCCATTTCTTGTAGTTTTTCTAAATCCATAATTTATCCTTATATTCACTTCATTATAACATAAAAACAGTAAAAAGTAAAGTGTGGTTAAGAAGTTGTAACTGTAGTGCTTGAGGCACCTACAGGAGCAAAATCATATTTACTGTAATTGAAACTTACTGTTGTTGTTAGATATTGTACATCTGTCGCCTGTTGGTCATATTGTAACTCACCTATAGATGTAGGGTATAAATCTCTAAATCTGCACTCCACAATAGGGTTATTTTTACTTGTTAATACAATCAATGTTGCGTCAGAAAATACAGCACCTTGTTTTGTAGTTCCATATTTAACTTTACCTGGTTCACTTGATACTGCGTTTTGACCACCAGGAAATCGGTCTGCGCCAGCTTTTGCAAGATTACCATATTCTAAGTAATCTTCAGGAAAGCCTAGTCCTCTAATCCATCCATGTATCTCTTGGAAGTTTTCTAAATTCTCATCAACCAAAAAACTCATTGATAAAGTACCATATGTTAGTTTAGTACCAGGCATAGGTAAGTCAACAAAAGGTGTTGGTTGTGTTGTTTCACTAATTGTAAGTGAAGGCAAGTTAACACTTGTACAAAAGTATTCTACTTTAGGTAGTTTACTGATTTGAAACTTAAACTGCGTTGGTGACGCATAATCTAAACTTGTTGGTTGTCTTGCTAAACTATTTGTTATTGTCATTGTCGACCTCTGCCCAATCTTTTTCGGTTGCTAGTTTCTCTAGTTGTTTTTCTTTTTCAGTCAAAACAACTCTTTGTCTTTGTATATCCTCAATCTTTTTTTCAATAAACTCTAGTCTGTTTAGTTTATCAGGTGCCGTGATAATGGCAATGGTGGCTATAAATGCACCTAAACCTAATATCCACGCAAACTAATTATCTCTTTTTATCCATATTTATATTTATCCATCTAGGAGGAGACCAAAAAAAAAGGGGACCGAAGCCCCCTTTTTCTATGTTTCTGTAAAAACAGATATTACATTAAGTTCGCAACTTGCGTTCTTTGGTAGTATCTGTTAGCGTTAGCAGAACCAGCACCGTTAATAACAGCTGCGTCACCAGTTCCAGCTTCAGCAAAAGGATTTGCTTGTAAGCCGTATCTAGTTTTGAAACCGATTTTCGGTTGGAAAGTATCTTGACCAACTGCTCTAACCATTTGTAGTGGTACATATGGACAGTAGAACATACCTGCGTCATAAGGTGAAGTACCTTTGTAGCCAACTACATAGTAGTGAGCAGACGCTGAGTTTGCACTATAAGGGTCAATGTACACTTTAAATCTACCGTTAAGAACACCAGCAAAAGTATTACCAGTATCGTCAACTGTTAGATTGTTGTTAAGAGCTGGAGTATAGTCTAATACACCTGCCATTTGAAGAGCACTTGCAACATCAGCTGAAGTAATGATAATGTTACCTTTACCTCTTCTTGTTCTTTGTGCTATTCTGTTTGCATCTCTTTCAAGGTTAAACATAAGACCTTTGAATCTTTCAACAGACCATCTGCCGTTTGAGTCAGTATCTAAGTCAAATACACCTGCTGTAGTAACACTACCTGCTGGTGAACCTTTTTCTGCGTTGATGTAGATAGTTCTAACTACTTCTCTGTTGATTTCCGCAAGGATTTCAGCAGATAGGATATTCGCAAGTTCTGTTTCAGCGTCTAAACCATGGATTGCTTTTAAGTCTTGAGCAAGTTCCATAGTGTATTCTGCTTTAAGAGCTCTTGATTTAGCAGTTACAGTTGACTTCTCGATTGAGAATGCCATTTCTGCAAAACTATTTCCAGAAGCGTCACCTAATGCTTCAGCAGCTGCTGTAGTCATTGCAGTACCTTTTGTGTAAGTACCGGCAGGTGAGTCGTTAAGAACCTCAGGGTTTGTGCCTGCATGAGCAGTAGTTGAGAAACCTTCTATAGCTGAACCGGCTTTGTTTCTGCCAGAAAAGTCTGTATCAGCTTCATCAAATAAAGCTTCAGTTCCGTTTTGTGCGTCATATCTACTTCTCATTGCAAAGATAAGTCCAGTTGGACCAGTCATTGGTTGTACACCAGCGATATCGTATGCGATAAGATTAGGCATTGCTCTTCTTACTAATGAAATCAAAATTGGATCCCAGTTAGAAATTGAAGCACCTGTTGAGTTAGTTGGAGCAGCTTCGCTTAAGAATGCTGAGTCCTCTTTCATTGCACGCTCTTGGTTTTCCAAGATTGTAGCAGTTACAGCTCGTTTGTAAGAATCACCGATTTTTGGTAAATCTGCGTGTTCTAAAACTGGCTGCCATTTTTTTTCGTGTGTTTCAGATAAATACATTTTTTATCTCTCCTCTATTATTTTATATTATTTTGACAATTTAATGTCTTTGGTTTTAGTAATAGCGGCGGTATAAGCAGCCATGCTTTTAGATAAATCAATTGTTTCACCAACTGAATCACCTACCGCTACATCATCAATGTCAGATGACACTTCTTTCTTAGCGCCGAAGTACGACTCTTTAATAGTCGAAATCTTTGCTCTGAAATCTGTTTCATTTGAATATTCAACCTCTTCAGCAAGTTTGTTGAATTTCTCCTTGGCAGTATCAGCTAAGTCGTCACTCATTTCACTTACGATTTGAGTAGCAGTCTTTTCTGAATTGCTTTTGTTAAGTTCAACATTCTTTTCGATTTCTTCATTAAGTTTCTTTTCTAATGAATCAATCTTAGAAGCTTGGTCTTCAAGTACATCATACTTTTCGTCTGGGACTGAAATATAATGTTCTTCAAATAGTTTCTTCATACCAGAAATGAAATCTTCAGCAATCTCGCCTTTGATTCCTCTTTCTAAAGCCAATTCGTTTTCTTTCATCCACTCTTCCACTACATATGCAAGGTAAGAGTCAACTTTTTCTACGAGTTCGCCTTTAGCTTTTTCTGATTCTGTTTTAAGTTTTTCTTCGTATCCAGCTTGCATTTTCTTTTTAGCTTCTTTAACTTTTGAGTTAAGAGCCGCTTCAAATATAGTTGCAGCCTTCGTTTTAAATTCTTCGGATAAATCTTCGTCCTTAACTAAAGCGTCAACATCAGCTGTGATATCAATTTTTTCGTCTTCTTCAACTACTTCAACTGCTTCTTCAGCTACTGCTTCATCTTCGTTAGTTTCTAATATTTCCTCAGAACCTTCACTTGCTTCTGTTTCTTGCTCTTCTTTAATCTTCGGCATTGCGTCAGCAGCGCCAGCTGATTTTTGTTGAGCGTCTCCAGAAACTTGCTTAGTCTTTTTTGTTGCGTCAGGATTAGAATCCGTAGGCTTAGTTACCGCTGGACCTAAATCCTCGCCCTCATTACTAAGGTGAGTAGGTTCAGCCGCCACAGCATTCTTTTTGGGAGCGTCTGCTGATGGATTAGCTTGCGCCTCTACCACTGCTTCTGCTTCTAACGCCTCAATCTTTTGTTCTGTTTCGGCCATTGAGAAATCTCCTCTATTTTTTAATTAATTAAAAAACTTTCGTTTCTAGTATTATTTATAAAACTAAAGTTTTTTAAGGAACGAATCAAAGATTTTTAGTTTAGCCTCATCTAAAGCTCTTCGTTTCGCTGTTCTTATTTCTTGTTTCCAGGCTTCTATATCCCTTTCAACAAGTACACCATTGTCCCATACCCACTCTTTTTGTTCCATAATGCCTTCTACGAAAGCGTCTGGAGCGCTTGGGTCTGCAACAATATCAGCCGCCGTTGCAAGGTAAAAGTCATCTTTTACATAGTTTGCACCGTTACGCTGTATTATTGACCCCATACCTCGACTAGACACTCCTAATTGAGCACCCTCATCTATAAGACCTTTTACAATCTTACCGTATGGTGTATCCATAATTTTTGCTTCTCCAATAAAGTTGTTACCATCTGGTGTTAAAGAGTTTATCATATGTGATACTCTCTCTAAGTTTACTGTAGGACCGTCTGGATGTCCTAGTTCGCCAAATGCTCTCTTTTTTTGGATGAATTCTTTATTGTATCTGTTCACTTCCTGTTCCAAAATTTCTTTTGGATACACTCTACCATTTCTATTCTTCATGTTTGATTGAAGAAAGATACCTCTGATTTTATATGACTTTTTGCCGTTAGTTTCTTCTACGAGATACTCGGCATTTTGTACTTCTTCGGAAATTAGTTTCATATGTTCTCTCTTTGTACCAACTATTTATACAAATTATTACCTAAACTCTACAATTATTGTGTAATTATCGCCACTTGCAAAGTCTTTTGTAGATAGTAGTACATCTCCTGTTGGTGTGGTTGCGTTATTTGGTATTTCATTTCCCGCTGGTCTTAAATCCCAATAACCTTGACCAGATAATATAACCATACTAGCGTCTGTAACTCCGTCCCATAGAAGCTCTATGGCAGATTTGTTATTAGCAGTATTGATTGAATACCATATCTTACTTAATTTTCTATTTGCGTCTTCGGTCATAAAAGTCAACTCTGAAGCGTCTATCTTTTTTACCAAAGTTTCGCCTGTACCATCAGATTGGTTTGTCATCTTTACAACAAATTTAACACCTGAAGTATCTGCTATTGTTTGTGTTGTTACTATGTCAGCCATTACTTGTATCCCGCTTCTTTGTGTGTTTCAATTACAAGATTATATTTTGTAACTGTATCATCACTATTTAAACTTATATCTCCGATAGGGTCTTGTAGTTTTACCTCATCTGGTTTTAAACCCCAATTACCTCTACCTGATAATTCTACTTTTTTGGTATTGTCATTCTTAAAGAAGACAGTAACCTTACCTGTGCCTAATATCTCAAATGCCATATTTGCAATCGAAACTTTAGGTTCACTACTTGCATTATTACTACCAACTACATCAACTAATAATTGCTGAAATTCTGCACCAACACCGTTTGAGTTTACAATAATCTTAAAATTATCATCTACTAATTTGGTGGTTGATATAGTCATCTAATTAACTTCTTGGTGAGCCGACAGCACTAGCGTGACCATCTGCCAATGTAATAGTATCAGTTGTACCTTTTTCAATTATAATAGAATCGCCAGCTGCGTGTAGGTAAATATTACCTAAAGTTGTACCGCCAGCTTCTTTTACTATAACAGATTGGGCAGCACCTGTAGCTACACAATGAACAAAATGAGCTAAACCAATGTTGTTAGCACTAGGGTTGTTAATAAATTCGCCCTTAACTATAACTGTTGCCATTTTTATTCTCCTAATTGTTCTTCTAATTCTTTATCGAAATAGTCGTAAAGAATATTTGTATTAATATTATGAAACTCGGCAGCCTTATCTACGGCGTCCTCAAACACTTTAATTATATCGCCAGTTTCTTTTTGTATTCTTTCGTAAATATCTTTTACGGCAGCCCTCTTTTTAGGACTTAAAGATTTAAAAGAATTCGAGTCGATATATAATTCTCTTTCGACAATATTACTGAGCTTGAGTTTCGCCATCGCCTGCAATCTCTAACTCTGCTTTACCGTCTAACTCTGGTTGACCAGGTGTTGCTACTGAACCATCTTGAGCAAATGTTCCAGGTGTTGCAATTTCTGGTTTAGGGTCACTATGAGGCATTGCCTCTGGTGTTTCTTTGTTAAACAAACTAGACGCATATTCTTTTCTTTTGATATCTAAAGCGTCACCCATTTTATCTCTTAATGCACTTTTAAATGCTTCACCAGCGTCTGCATTGTTGCCGGCTTCTAAGTTATCTATAAATGCTTTCGTATTTTCTGACATTATCTATCTCCTATAAAGTTGTATCTGTAACATCAGAAGTTGGAGCAGAAATAATACCGGTATCAATTTCTTTTTTGATTTGATTGTCGATATCTTCCATCTCTCTTTCGTTTTGTTTCAGAATATTTTTTCTCACATATTCAACTGAGTAAAACTTACCAATGTAATCACGCATTTCATTTGCTAAAGCTAGTCGCTCTCTCATCATTTCAGTATGTTTTAATTCAGCGAAATGACCATCTTGTAAAAAATCGTATGTAATACTATCTCTTACTGATTGCCAATCTTCTTCATTAATAATACCTTTAAGAATTAATTGTGTTCTTAAAATATCATTAAATAATTCTGTGAATTTCTTTCTTAATCTTTGTACAAATTTAGTAAATTTAAGTTCATCTCTAGTTATTTCTGAGGCTCTGCCCATATTAAAACCTGAGTTAGACTCTAATCTACTAACGGGTACATTTAATGAACGATAAAGTTTACTTCTAAAGTATTCTATATCGTTAATTTCTCCTAGATTTTGACCGCCAGGCAAAGTAGTAATATCAGTACCCCTTCCACCCTCTCTACTCGGTAACCAAAAATCTTCCAACATTGACATATAATTTCTGTCATCTCTGATTTCTCCTGTTGAAGCGTCATAGACAAGTTTATTTCTATATCTTGCCATAACATCTCTTAGATATTGTTCAGCTTTAACTTTAGGTAAATTACCTACATCAATCTTAAATATTCTTCTTTCAGGAGCTCTAGCAATTCTGTAAATAACAGTTGCGTCTTCAATCATTCTTAACTGATTGACAGGCTTAATAGCCTTTTGCATATAAGATAAGACCATATTTTTGTTTTGGTCAATTAATCCAGACGGACAATAAGCAATTGTGTCTGGTGCAATCTTAATGCCACCTGAAGTAGAGTTGACTACACCTTTTTCATTGAATAGATAATATTCAACAAACTCGTCAACTACAGTAAGCATATTAGGACCTGTAACTCCTTCGGGTCTTTTCTTTCTTACTTCTCTAATTCTTTTAATTTTTCGTGGGTCAAGGTACTTTAATTCTGTAATACCTTTTATGGTTGAATTTCTATCAATAACTTTTTGGTAGAAAATTTTACCATCAACATACCATCTTCTAAAGATGTCATGCCCTTTAGTGTTAAACTGCATAAGTCGTAACACTTCTTTAAACTCATCTTCAATTTTTCTTCTTACATCTTTGCCATAAGGTAAATGATGTACATTCACTCTTACCGCTTCTTTGTTCTCATTCGCCACAATAGCTTCATTGACAATATCTTCGATTGCCAAGTCGCACTCGGGGTGTAATGAGATTTCTCTATATCTTCGTATAAGGTCAGCTTCAGTTTTGGCATTTCCCTCCATGTCGAGGTATTGTCCAAAATAGCCGCCAGCGGCGATGGTTTGTGTACCATCATCCGCTGGAGCTGTAGTAAAGCTTTGCTTTGGATCCGACTGTTTTTTAAGTCTTGATATAGAAAATCCAAATAATTCAGCCATAATATTTTTTCCTTTATTCCTTGTTAGTAATATTTATACTAGTTTTTAAGTAGTAGTATTACTCTCAAAGTATTGATAATTAAAGGTTGCTGTAAATTCTTCAACAGCAGCCGCCTCATCATAGTTCAAATCAATTGCACTTATAGCAGTTGGGAACAATCCTCTTAATGTATAAGATTTGATTGTGTTTCCGTTTCTGTCTAAGTGGTCAACAAAACAGTCAACTTGATAGTCAACAGGATTAGTTAAACCCTCATTGTCAGTCATGTTGTTGATACCATTCTGCCATCTTTCAAAAGCGTTTCTTAACTTAAAGTTCGTATCGTTAAGAACCGTGATAGACCATTCATCAAAAGTCCTGTCTCCAGCAATTTTGATTTGTCTTCCTCTGAAAGGAACATTGACTACGCCAACATTCATAGCAGGTATTGTTGTACTTCTACATAAAAAAGCTAAGTCTTCTATTTCGCCACCAACTTGAGCGTAACCTGGAAAAGGCATAGTCACCTTAAACTGATTACTTCTAGCGCCACCGCCAGCAAGTTTAGCTTTGAAGTCATTAATGTTTGCCATTTTTTATTTCTCCTCTACTAACCTGCTACTTCGTCAAACGAAACGCCGGTTCTTGTTGCTACGAAAGACAATGTAATAAAGTTAATGCTTCTTGCTGGTTTAATGAAAATTTCAGCAATGAATTCATTTCTGTCTATTACTTGTCCTGTATTGTTAGTTTCATCACACACTACTAAAAAGTCTGTGATACCTCGTCTACCTTGTACTTCTCTCAAAAAAGGTTCTACAATGTTTCTAAAGTTAGCTCTTGTAAACTCATCATTGAATTCAAAGAGTTGGAATTTAGAAGCAGTAGAGATTGCCTTCTCTAAAGTGATGAACAGTCTTCTAACATTTATTCTATCAAAAGCACTTGGACTTGCAAGACCAGTTTTATCTCCAAATAATACAGTACCTTGACCTGGGAAGGTAGCTACTGGATTAATTCTTTTCGGATATAACTCATCTCTTTGTGTTTTTGTAGGATTAAATGCAAGTTTAACAGCGCCTCTAACTACACCTCTATTGAAACCTGCTGGTGAAAACCAACTGTCTGCAATAAGGTCAGTTCTAGCTGTTAGTCCTGCCATGTCACCGTTTAATGGTACATATCTGTAAACATCATTGTATCTGTCGTACATATATTTGTAACCACTATCGAATACAACATATGAAGAAGATGAAATTGTACTATAAAAGTCAATTACATTATCTTTTTGCGTATTTGTATTAGTTACATTAACTACATCACTTCTTTCAGGAGAAGCAAAGACAACACAGTCTTTTCTCGCTTCTGCGATTGTGATTAAGTTTTCTACATGAGTTGCGTCACATTTACCAGCAATGATAAGACCAACATCAACTGTTTCACTATCAGCAAACTTATCGTAAGCTGTTTTTAGTTGACCAGTTGTAACGGCAGAACCGTCAGAACCACCTGAAAGTGATTCACTTGTTGGTACATTTACCGCTGTAAATGTTGTTCCAGAAGCTGCATTACCCCAGTTTGAACCTGAAGCATGATGTTTTGTCCACCAAAGATATCTTGATTTGGTGTAGATAACATTTGCGTAATAGTTATCATCTCCTTGCGGAGTTTTTGCGTCTGAAGCTTTAGATACTTTGTTGTAAGTTTCTAAGATTTGACCTGGAACGCCTGCTATTGAACCGTCTTCATCAACGACTACGACATGAATTTCGTCATTCGCACCGCTTCTGTCTGAGGTCCAAGTAGATGTTCCTGGAGCACCGTCAACAGCGTCATAATAACGCCATCTTCTTTTGATTCTTGCATTGTCGACTACAACTCTTTTTAATCCGCCAGTACCTCTAGGGTGCTGAACGAGTGTTATTGAAGTTGAAGCAACAGCAGTCAATCTATATTTTTCTCCATCATCAAAGTCTGTTCCTGCAGCTGTAGTTGAAAACTGAATTACATCACCTACATTTAAGTAAGCTGTTGCATTTGAGTCCATTGCTACAGTTGTGTCGCCGACTGCTAAGTCAGCTTGGTTAACTTGTTGAGCTGTTGTTGTTGTTGATTCGTAAGCGGCTGCGTTCGGACAAGTTGCAACAAGCAATGTGTTACCATATGCTCCTGCTTCTCTAGCAACAAATGTTGCGTTACCGGCTGCGCCACCTGAAGCATAGTTATTTGTCCAATCGTCCGTATTCTTTACTAAAACACCTGTTCCAGATGTTGAAGCATTCACTTGTGATGATTGGTTTGCTCGTACTACTCTAAGAGTGTTAGAATATTGTAAAAAGTTGGCTGCGCTGAAAAAATACTCGAAATTATTTACATCAGGTTTACCAAAAGTTTCTACTAAATCTTGCTCACTAGAGATACTTACTATTTCGTCTAACGGTCCTTTTGTGAATTGACCAGCAACTGCACCGATAGAAGTTGAAACAGCAGGAATGATACTAGTTAGGTCTCTTTCCTGTACGAGAACACCTGGTGATACTTGAAATGCCATAGGTTTATTCTCCTTTAATTAGCTAATTACCTTGTTTTGCATACTAAAATATTCAAATTTCGTATTATTCATACGCCCATACTCAAACTTTGTCATTACAGATATTTATAAGACCTGCAATTTACAGTCCCTTTCTTACGACAGGATGCCACACCGTACCATATTCATCAACCTCAGATTTTAACTCATCTGGTGTTCCGTCATCTACAAAACCAAATGGCGCCATATCTTGTTCAATTAAAGCTTGTTGTTCAATATAGAGTTGATTTCGTATATTTGAGTTTGATAATTCTTTAAAATACTGCTGATTTGTTAACCACCCAAATATGACTAGACACATCATTAAATCGTCATTACAACCATCCTCCGCCATCCAGGAGTTACCACGCCTACTAAATGTTGACATCTCCTCTATTAACTGAAAGTCATTTACGATAATTTTATCACTTTCTACTAATGTTTTAATACTTGATGTTCCTAAGGCTTTAATCTGTTTAGTCATACGAACACCCATAGATGTACCTCTACCACTAAACATTGCACCTAATATTTGACCAGCACGGCCTCTTTGTGTAGTCATTAAGACATTATCATATTCTAATTCCATTTGTAGTATATCTGCCACTTGTTGACCAATGTCATTAACCTCTGTAAGAATATGTGCTTTGTTATATCCTTTACATACTTGTTCTATTATACTTGGAAAGATATGTGGTTTTACTTCATTGTTTTTATAAGTTGCAACCACTTCATATGGTATATTTGTAGCGTCTATAACTGCAAAGGCAGAATAATCTCTGCCTGTACCACGAGCAACATCAACTGTTGTAACATACAAATGGTCTTTTTCGGGTCGCTTAAACATTTGTAGTCCGTTTTTACTTTCGATAGCTGGAATGTACGGGGTCGCCTTAATTTTTGCTGGCGAGATTAAAGTATCTACACTTCCTAAAAATTCACATTCAAACTCTTGTTGAAACTGCTCGGGTGAGGTATTTCTTATAGTGGTTTCTTTCCACTTTTCATCTCTGCCGGGTACCTCTGACCAATGTACCTCAATTGGCACATAATCATTTTGTTTATTGATTGCGTCTATCCACAATTTGTAGTACATATTCATACCACGAGGTGTAGATACAATAATCATCTTTGTTTTTTTACCAGATGATATGGTAGGATAAACTGAGCTGAAAAACATCTCGGCAATATTAGCCGGTACGAAAGCAAACTCATCTAAGAATATTATATTATAAGAACCACCTCGAATGGCACTTGAAGATGTTGCAGCCGCCACAATGACTGACTTGTTTTCTAATTCTATGTTACCTTTGTTCCAATTGATAACTCCTTGTTGCATCCATTTTGGTAAATTTTCATAAGCCAATTGTACTCTACCCAATATATCTCTAGCAGTAGATGATTTGTTTGCAAGTAAAGCTATATTAGAATTTGGATTAAACAAAGCATAATGCAACAGATAAGAAACTGTTGTAGTTGATTTACCTGATTGTCTTGGCAGTTTACATATTGTAAATCTATTATCATGTATAGTTTTTACAATGTGTTTTTGAAAATCATACATTTTAAAAGGTACTAGACCTTCATCTAAGGAAACTATTTGAACATAGTTTTCCATAAAATAGATTGGGTCTTTTTCACACTTCTTGTATTCTTTGATGTTCTCTTTAGTGAACTCAACAGGTGTGTTTACCTTTTTAAGATTTGGATTTCCTAAGTATGCGTCTGTCATTTTTTTATATTAGGTTTATATGATTAAACCATCCTGTAGCTATATATTTCTCTTTTGTTTTACTAACTTGACCTTTATGTGTATGTGTAAAGAAAGCAGGCCAAATTAATGTTAATCCTTTTTTTGCTGGTATTGTTAAGTTTTGATATAAAAATTCTGTACCACCATCTTCAACATCATTTAAATATGTCATAAAAACTAAACCTCTATGCCAATTTAAATTACTACTAAAATCATTTTCAAAATGCCATATTTTAAAACCACCACCCACAGGATATTTTTGTAAATTATATTTTTCTCTCAAAGCAAATGGTGTATTAGATTCAATATGAGAATACTTTTTAATATACTTTTGTAATACATTACCTAAGTGTACTTTATATGTATGAAAAGGCTCATTTTCATTAAAAAAATCAACAGCAATCTCTTTTGATTCTTTTAAATCTTTTACGACTTCTTGGCTGCCTCTGGTAGAATACATCATACCATCTACTAACGGTTGTTTATCCATAAACTTTTTTAAGTCGTCACAAACTTTTTTTGGTATAAACCAACCACCCATTAGAGTAATATTATCTAATTCGTATTCTTTCATATTATAAAACCCTCAATGTGTGTGTAACCCATTTTAACAGCCGCCTCAATACGACTACTACCTTTATAAACAAAATACTCTTTATCGTAATTAGGATTTGTGTCGTGTTCTATTTCAACACAATCTAACATTTCATTACCATCAAGTATGTCTTGTAACATTATGCCGTTTTTGACATAACCAAGTTTACTTATCTGAAATATCTGTTTCTTCGGGTGTGATTGTTTTGCTTTCAATAATTTCATCATCTTTTCTTAACATTTTTTGCAACTCTGCTGTTGACCCTACAAACAATGCGTTTTTAATATTTGCATTGGCAGTTTTTGGTAATTCTTTTAAGTCTTTTAATTTTTTATTTAAGTCTTGTAACTTATCTACCGTATCTGCAACATTCTTAATACCAGCTAATGCAACTTCATATGCTCTAGGGTGTTGACCCTCTTTTGCAACATTTAAAATACCCTCAATAGCTTCTTGACCTTTTTCTATAAGATTGTAATAGTGTTCTCTACTATTCTTATGGTCATTATCGACATCTGTTTCTTTTTCTTCCGTTCTAACAACCGGAGCTTTAAACTCCTCTTCCTTATGTAATTGTTCCATAGGAGATTTAGCAGGTTCTAGTCCTAAAATTTCGTTTACTTTGTCTTCGATAGCCATATTAATATTTAGAAATCCGTATTACTGTGGTCAACTTTACCTTGCCACCAAGACGGTAAACCTATATGTGGTCTGCCATCAAACATATTCTTTTTAGAACCTTTTGTAGCTGCATTGTTATAATGTAAAAATACTTGAGCACAATCTGTACCTGTAAATTTATCTCTCCAATGTTCACAAATGTTTCCTTTATAAACTAACATATCTCCAGGTTTTAAATCTACTTTAACCCCATCCGTATATTCTGATTCATATCCGTTATCTGTATCTTTACCTTTTTTAGGATTAGGTTCAATATAGATTGGCCATTTATCGCCACCTAAATTCATTGTAGTAGAAATCTCACAACTAAATCTATCTTTATGTCTTTTTAGTATATCACCATTTTTATAGATACGAGTATAAGAATAAGTAGGAATTAATTTTAATCCTGTTTCTTTTTCCATTATAGGCAATACTTTTAATAACATAGTTTCCATTACTGTATCGGCATAATGAGAATATGTTTCTGGCGCTTGTTTATCATTCCAAACTCCCCACTCTGTCGTAAATGGCGAAATAAATCTTTCGTCAAACATTGTTCTTGCGATTTGTCTTTTCATTAATAAATAATTCATAGCAAATTCAGCAATCTTTGGGTCGATTGCTTTCTTAATTACCATGTAGTTGTTTTTCTTAAATGCAGGTGTCATTTTTTTTCTCCTTCTAATATAACTTTACTCACAGCCTGTAAGTTAAAATGTATAAATCTAAAATCTTCTTTACCGTCATCTAGTCCATATTCGTGAGCTAAATAAGCAGGTATAAAAATTAATGTGCCAGGTTTAGGTATATAATTTACCTTGTCATTTGCCATAGAAATTTGTTTACTGTCTTTTTCTGGAAGCTTCATCATTTGAGCGCCTGTTCTAGGGTCGTGAAAAGTTGGCCTTGATGTATTTTCTGTACATTTCAAATAATAAAATGCCGATACATGATTATTACCGTGAACATGAGAATTATGATGACCTCCACCTCTTTTTGAAAATTCTTGTACCCATGATTCAGTATAGAACATTGAATGATTTTCCATATTATATCCCATACTATCTAAAAAGTTTATAGCTGTTGCGCCAACCCAATCATGCAATTCTTTTAGTTTAGGGTCGCTGTGTAAAGGTCTTGAATGATAAGAATGACCAAAATCATTTTTACCTTTCTTATCTCTTTTATAAGCTTCTTTAATATATTTGTCACATACTTTATTTACTTCATTTACCCACTCTGATTTTTCGAACAACCATACTGGTGTTTGAAAATGATGATTTACTATTGCTTCATTACTCATAATATACTTTCTCTATTTAAATGGACGACCTAAACTCCAAACTACTAATGAGTGTCTAGTACCTTTTGTTACTGGTGTGACTCTATGCCATACAAAACTTGGAAATATAATAATTGAACCACGAGGTCTAATTTCTGTTACTAATCTTTTACTATTTTTTCTTTGATGTGCATTATCATAGTCTGTACTGTTTCTTAAATCCACTTCAAAGTTACCACCCTCGTATTCTTCAGGATGTGAAAGTGAAATAGTCATTGATAATTTTCTAATTTTACCGTGGTCTCTTGGTCGTGTACCATCTTCTAATGGAGGCCTCATGTATGGTTTGTTCCAACTATCAGTATGCCAACCATAATAATCACCAACACCGTATTTGGTAAATTGACAAGACTCAGAAAAGTCCCACTCAAAATTCCAACCGGCCTTTTGATTTGCTTCTTGTAAGTATGGGTGTATTTCTTTGTAAATCCATGTATCATCCATCCACACAACATCTGATTTACGCTTCTTTTGAATGTCTTTGACAACAGACTTTTTTAATTTACCTTTACCGTCAAGATTTTTTTTATCATCTGAACCACCTGTTACAGCCATTCCCATTTCATGTTGTTTGCCATAAGCTAATATATCATCAACAAGTTTAGGTGGTAATACTGATTGAAAGTAATAGTAATAATTTTCTAAATTCATTCTTTGTTCCTCATCATCATTTATATATACTCATATAATTATTTAGGCAACCTTCCAGAGCATACTTTTTGTAGATACTTTTTATGACTTACGGTTTCTACATTATTATTCCATGATTTTTGTCTGTCAACTTGCTCATAAACACAATCTTTATATGATTGCGATAAACTATTAAATTCTTTTTTTATAGACTTTTTATCAAATAAGTTTAACTCTTTTAATACTACAGAAAAGTTTTCAGGTTTAAATAAAATGTACTCACCATCAAAGTCTTCTTTCATAGGCAATCTTTTATGCCATGTTTTTAAATTCTCTTTAAGAGATAAAGGTAGATTTGGTTTGTATTGTTTCCAAAATTTGCTATCTTTTTTACCTGTCATATAATGTAATAAAACAAAATCTCTAATATTTTCTACAATTGATTTAAACCTCTTATTGTAAAGTTGTATATCTTTTTCAGAGTAATTAATTAATATGTGCATTAATATATAAGCTTGTTGTATAGAAGTGCCTATTGAAGAAGCTTCTAATGGTTCAATAAAACTGGAACTTAATCCTGTTGCAACACAATTACCTATCCAAGGTCTGTCAATAGCACCTGCCTCAAATTTTATATTCTTGCCTATTTCTATTTTATGACCTAGATACTTTTCACATTCTATCTTAGCTTGTTCAGCATTTATAAATTTATTATTATAAACATAACCATTACCCCAACGGCCATTTGTTGGTATTCGCCACATCCAACCTGCTGACATTGCTTTAGCTGTTGTATATGGTGTATATTCGTCTGTATCTTTTGTAGGAAAAGCAATAGCCTCATTCATTGGCAAATATTCTTTATATGATTGCCACTTTGCACCTAATTTTGATATAAGTAATCTTTTAAAACCTGTACTATCAATATAAAAATCATACTTGTATTTTTTCTTTTTACTTTCTATACTTTCTATATTGCCCTTTTTAATATTAACTTTTGTTATATCATCATTGTAAATATTAATATCAAAACTTTTACATTTTTTTAACAAAAATTCATTTAATTTAAAAGTGTTAAAATGATATTGTTTTGTCGGGTCTGAAGGTGTTACTAAATTGTTCCATGCGTGTGGGTCGGTGTATTCTTTTGATTTTAAATTATTAGATACAGCATAAGCATATCCACCTAGATAATGAGCAAATTTTGTGTATGCGTAAGAGCCGTAAGTATTGTGATAATAGTCATGTTTTGTCCAATCTTTAAACATAATACCACCTTTCATAGTAGCACCAGTTTCTCTGATTAGCTCTTCTTCGGTAATACCGATATGAAGCATAAAGTCTGCCCAATGTTCAGTAGTGCCTTCGCCGACACCAATGATACCGATTTTATCCGACTTTACAATGTCTATTTTAAGTGAGGAAAATCTTCTCTTTAGTATTAAAGCAGTTATGAGACCTGCTGTTCCACCACCAACTATACATAATTTATTCATAATATAACCTATTTATTGTCAAACAGGAACTATGTTCCTGAAGAATTAATTACTGTCTTTTGTATCTTAGTATTACGACACCTGAACTTCCGTTGGCACCATTGTTCCAACCTCCGCCACCGCCGCCGCCTAAATTAGAACCTGGAGCTGCTGTACCGTTTGTTGTTGAACCATTACCTCCGCCGCCATCTCCTCCTGGAGCAGTACCTAGTGGAGCACCACCGGTACTATAACCACCGCCACCGCCGCCAGCTCTAGTGACTGCTGAACCTGAAATTGAAGAAGCTGCACCGTCACCACCGTGTGATGAACCGTCAGTACATCCGGCTTCGAGAGCACCACCGCCACCGCCGTGTCTGCCTGGATTACTATTGTTACCTTGTACGCCGCCAGGTTGTCCTTGAGGTGGAGAAACTGGTGGATGATTACCACTTTGGCAACTGACAGGAACTCCTGGTTCTCTACCGCCACCTGAACCACCTAAAACTCTAGGGTTTGGAGCAGGACCTCCGCCACCACCACCTGTTGATGTGATAGTAGAAAATATTGAATTGGCACCTTTTAATCCGCCACTAGCGTGTGCTTGACCACCTCCGCCAGCACCTACTGTAATAGGATATGTTTGAGCTTGTATTGTAATACCAGTTGGATTTGCTAAAGGACTGTTCCCTGCCACAGTTAGGCCATTTGATTCTCTATAACCTCCGGCACCGCCGCCGCCTTCACCGCCTCCGCCACCGCCGGCAACAACTAAGTAATCAACTATTGCGCTTTGATTTCCTATACTTGCAACAACAAAGTTTCCAGATGAATTGAATGTATGAATTTTGTAATCGCCTGAATTAGCTGTTGTTCCGCCTGTTGCTTCTACAAATGCAGCTGGTTCGATAGATGTGGATTGAACTGTCCACCCCAAAGTTGCGTCTGAATATACATAAACCTCAGCTGCTCTTGTCTGTGTTGTTACTCTATCAGCGGCCGCTCCATTAAAGTTTGAACCGTTACGAGCAATTGTAATATTGTTTGTACCGGCACTTCCATAGTCAACTACACCTACAAAATCACCTCTACTAGGTGAAGCTGGTAATGTAACTGTTATAGCACCGCCAGCAGTATTTACGAAATATCCTTCTCCTGAAACTGCTGTAAAATTTGCTGTTTTAACTGCTTGCCAATCTAAACCTGCAACGATATCACCACTAGCGCCTAAGGCAATAGCTGTACCGTTTACAGTAATTGATGAGTTTGATAATTTAGCATTTGTAATTGAACCTGCTAATTTAGAGGTTGCAATAGAACCTGCTAATTGAGTATTTGTTATACCACCTGCAAGCCTATCAGCTGCAATTGTGCCTGCTGCTATTTTTGCACTTGTAATTGTACCTGGCGCTATATCAGCTGCCGACAATTCGGCGTCTTTAATTCCTTTTGAACCTACTTTACTTATTGGCATAGTTTTCCTCTATTTCTCTCTTATATTTATACATCCTCATCTCTTGTTTTATCATAATTCTTACCATCTGCAAAACTTGTTATGGTTGTTGTAAATCCGAAATCATCATCTGCGTCAGCACTTGTTGGATTAGGTACAACCACGATTCTTTCTTCTCTACTAGCAGCCGGTAAATCAGTATGTAAATCAGACTGAGTTTCCTTAATTACTTTTTGCGTTGAAGCAGGACCATACAGATATGTCTTTGCTGTAAAGTTTAATGTATAGATAACTGCTCTTCTTGTTGTAAAATCTCCTGAATAACTATCTTCGTAATTAATATTATTTAGTACAATAGGAATATCTCTTTTGATACCCATTTCTGGAATAACATTAACAGTAACAGTATAATCAGGTTGAAAATACGGTAATATTTGTTCTATAATTTGTAAACCACCTTCGGCAGTTGCTGTCAAACAAAATAAATTATATGATATATTATAAGGCACAGGCATATAGTTATAATTCATAACCTTGCCGTCTGCACCAGTTTTAACTGATTTAAATTTTTGCACTTTAGTTAGTTTTCTACTACCATCATATGCAATTTCAGCAATCTCAAACCCCATTCTAGGTAGTGTGATTGCCATTTCTCTATCATCTAAACTAGCCTGTTGGTCTAGTCTTACTAAAAACTTTTCTTTAGGAGCATATGCTAATGGCACACGAATAGATTGCACTATTGCACCTGCACTATCTCTCCTTTTTATTTGTATGTTATTAAAAATCTGACCAAAAGCTACGGTCATTTTTCTCATACTTTCGTTGTAAAAATATCCAAACATTAATTGTCTACCTCACCAAATGGGTTTCTTTCTGTAAAGTCAAGTATATCATCTGAAGTATCTGCTGTATTGAAACCTGCTTGTGCGTCTAAATCTAAATTATCAGCATAAGTTGATTGTGTCTGTAAAGCGTAATCTTCATTGATAAAGTAATTTGCGTCACCACTTACACTATCGTTTTCTAATTGTAAAGAACCTGTACCATCTTCAAGTTGAAATTGGTGAGCCAACATATCAATAGAGTATTGGTCTTCAGCACTATCAATATCTGTAACGCCAGTATCTAATCTTTCTGAACTGTACTCCCATGTTCTTGCTCTTAGTTTGTAAACCGGTAAATTGCCTAATTGAAAGAATGGCTCTTGGTCTTCTACAAAACTAATTTCAAAAAACTTATTCATCAATGGGTAATAAATTATATCACCCTCATTTGGTCTACCCTCTTTAATCATAGTATGGTAACTATCTACTGCGTCATTCCATCTACGCTTAGATAACATAAAAGTTGTTTCTTCTCTTATCTCTAAACCAAACTTACTGATTAATTCTTGTTCGCCAGCTAAACCCTCTGTAGTTTCAACATACATTTCTATCAGATAAGAGTCATCAAATTTAGATAAACTATCTTCACCTAATATTAGGTCTTGGTTAACTAGTGTTCTCGGTAGGTAATAAACATCATGGCCAAATATTTTTAGGCCTTCTATGATTAAGTCTTCGTGTAGTTTTGCTTCGTTTTTATTCCCAATACCGTTTCCGTTTTGAAAAAAGTGATTAACGGCCATGGCATTATCCTATCATCATTGCTGGATTTAATTCGAATGTACTTCTAATATCATTTTCTAACTTTTCTATCTCTTGTAGAGCTTCTGAAAATATTTGTTGACCATTTAATGTAACACCACCAACCATAGCGACACCATTAAATTTTGATAAATTAGCGCCCCATTGTTTTTTAAATAATGCTGTAACATATCTTTTTAAGTAAATATCATTATAAACATCTGTATATGTTTCGGGGTCTAATTTTCTATAACACTCTATTACAATCCATTCATCTGTTGCTAAATCGTTTGTCCAGTCCATATCAATATATAGTCTGTTATCGTGTTGATTAAATCTTATCGGTTTTTCACCTACCAATACATGGTCTAAGAAGTCTAAATGTCTTAGTACAACATCATAATTAATAATTGATGTTGAAGAAAAATCATAAAGGTCGTTTAATCTCATTTGGTATCTTACATCAAATAAGTTTAGATTACCTTTATTAGAAAATGGTAAAATATTGATAACTGAAATAACTGATTCTGGTACTACCAAAAAGTTATTATCTTCGTACCATGTTGTTGATACTGAATTCTTTGTTGCTGTTTCATTACTAGGATTAATAGCTGCTAAACGAGATTTTTCTGAAGAAGTTAATTTATATTTTAAGTATGTTCTTCTTATAGAATCATAATGAAACTGAGCAAAGTATTGTAAAGCTTCATCAATTCTATCGTCTAGTTGGTCATCACTAGCATTAATTTCAATAACAGGCTTACCTAAACTTCTTAAAGCATACTGTTTTAATGTTTCTCTTGTATTTGGATTTGCCATACTATTATTTATCCTTATCCTAAAGCGACTGCTTGTGCGATAGCGAATGAACTTGTTGCTTTTGTATCTAATTGAGTTTGTATATTACTAGTTACACCGTCTGAATAATTAATTTCTGTAGCTGTAGCCGTAACTGCAACATTTTCGTTAATTTTAGGACTAGTTAAAGTTTTATTTGTTAATGTTTTAGTTGTACCTGAAAATAGAGTATCTATTTGACCTAGTGTAATTCTACCCTCTGAACCACCATCTGAAGCTAAAAGTAAGTCACCTGTTGCTAATGTAGCACTTGTTAAATCTGTTGCATTATCAATATTTACAATTGCTTCAACTGTACCATACTCTAAAGCATTTCCGGCACCATTAACTTTTAGTATTTGTCCTGCTGAGCCTAAAGCCCCTAAACCTGTACCACCATCTGTAACGGCAATAAAATCTGCCGTTTGAAATTCTGCAAGTCCTGTTACATTACTTCCTGAAAAAGTTGCTTTTACTGGAGTTTTAACTGCCATCTTATGCTACCACCAATGTTGTCACACTCGAACCATCTGCTTTTGTAAATGGTATGTGTAAGTTATTTAATATATCACTAATTGTTCCAGATGTTTGAAAATCAATATCTGCTGAACTGCCGTCTGCTTTTAAAAATGGTAATTGTGCATTTGCAGCCGTACCAATTGTAACTGTATCTGAACTTGAATTACCTGAAATAGTAACTAAACCTGATTGTGCTAAAGTTAATGTGTCAGTTGCACTATCAGCTGCTACAACTGTTGAACCATCTGGCATTGTAATATTTTTAAATATATCACCGCCGCCACCTGGTATTGTAATTGTTTTTGTCGCACCTGTACCTGAAGCAGTAACACCAGAACCTACAAAATTTAGAGTGGTTGCTGATGTTGATAATGCTGAACCTTCTTCTTGTACTGCTAATGAAGCCGCACCTGCGATTGTTAAAGTATCGCCTGATAAACTTGTTGTAACACCTCCACTACCTGTAAATTTTAAAGATTCGCCGGCGTCTAAAGTTGTTGTTGTAGATGAATCATCAGCAATAGTTAATAATGCACTACCTGTTCCTTCAGCTAATTCTTTAACTGTAATAACATCACCGTTTGCCGGTGCCGTACCAAAGGTTAAAGTTGTTCCTGCATAAGTAAAATCTGCTGTGGGTCTTTGAAAGACACCATTCAAAAATACTAAAAATTGTGATACTGTTTTTCCTGATGATACTGTAAAGGTAGTATCTGAACCGTCACCAGTAAATGCCCTTACAACACTTGAAGACATGAATGTATTTTTGCCTTCAACTAATTCTTTTATTGTAATTACATCATTATTTACAGGAGCTGTGCCAAAGGTAAGAGTTGTTCCTGATACAGCATAATCGGTAGTTGGTCTCTGGAAAACACCATTTACAAAAACTAAAACATTTGATACTGTCGCACCACTTGATACTGTAAAAGTTGTGTCTGAGCCATCACCTGTATAAGCTCTTACATCACCACTTANAGGAGATGTTGAATCGCCACCACTTGTCCCACCACCAAGCTCTTTAATTGTACCACTATCGTTGATGTAAAACTTTTTGGCGCTAGTATCTACGGCAACTTCACCACTAACAATATCACTTGTAGTTGGTGTACTTGTACCTCGTTTTAATTTAATAACTGTCGCCATTAATAATATCCTTTATCCAGTTGACGACTAATTAAAATGTTCCGCCGTCTATGCCTGTGACCGTTACTGCACCTGAACTAACTGTAAAGTTAGCTGAAGCGAATGAAGCCACACCTTTATTTGAACTTGTTGCTAATTCAGCAGCGTAAGTAATTGTACCTGAACTTTCAGTTACATCTATACCTTCACCAGCTGCATATGTTATTGCACCACCAAGAGCAACTGCTGTAGTATTTGAACCATCGCCTACAGTAATTGATGAGTTTGAAAGTTTTGAATTACCAATTGAACCTGCTAATTTAGAAGCTGCAATTGAACCTGCTAACATGGCATTTGTAATACCACTAGCTTTAACTCTTAATGCGTCTGAGTTAGTTTCAATTGAACTATCATCAACTGCAACATCAATTGTGTTACCTGTTTTAGTTAATGCGTCACCAGCACTAATTTGACCTGCACCTGAGAACTGTTGAAATGCAATACTAGTTGAACCAAATGTTGGTGTACCATTGTGAGTTGCAACATAACCGTTATCTGCGTTAGCAGTACCTTCTTCAACAAAGAAGAATGTTCCGCCAGTTAACTCAGCAGCTGTGTCTGCGTCAGGACTTCTTGTTAATACGAAAGCCGCTGAACCAGAACCGATTGTTGTTACTTTATAGATACCGTTTTGTACTGCACTTGCCTGGTTCTTAATTAGAACTCTGTCATTTGCTACAGTAGCAACGCCATCAATTGTTAATGCACCGTTAGCGTCAGCAGTTAAAGTACCTGCACCGTTATTATATGTAACAGCCGCTAATGCACTTGCTGTAGCTAATCTACAACTATCTTTTACATCTAAACCATTTGCAACACTATCGACATATGCTTTGGTAGCAGCGTCTTGAGCGCTAGATGGATTAGTTACATTTACAATCTTACTAGAGTTAACATCTACATCACCTGAACCGTTAGGGTCTAAAACTATATCACCGTTTGAGTTAGTTGATGAAATTGTATTTGCGTCTAATTGTAAATTATCTACTTTTGCGATTGTGACAGGTGTTGTATTACCAACTGTACCGCCTTCAATTGCTGGAGCAGTTAAAGTTTTATTTGTTAATGTTTGTGTTGCAGCTAATCCAACAAAACTTTCAGATTGTAAAGCAGTATTAAACTCTGCTAAACTACCTGTTATAGTATTAGTTGCTAAGTCAATTGATTTGTTTGTTAGTGTATCTGTTGTTGCTTTACCTACAAGTGTATCTGTAGCCGCTGGTAATGTTACTACAACATTTCCAGAGTATGCTGAGTGAGCAGCTGATTTTAATGATGTATAGTGAGCATTTGAACTTTCACAATAAAATTTAATATCAGAAGCTGTACCTGCGTTTTTAAGGTCAAGTGAACCTGGTGTAAGAGTAAGTATATCATTACCACCAAGTTTAAAGTGAACTGTATCGTCTGTATCTGCTGTAATTGAAGTATCTTTATCTGCGTCTAAAAATAATTCAGTACCGTTCATGTCGATACCATTAAACACAGCGTCATCATCAAAACCAACTGTTAAAGTATCACTTGCTAATGAAGTAACGATACCGTTACCACCAGTAATTTTTAAAGTTTCTGTAAGTAGATTAATTGTAGTTGAAGTGGAACTTTCATCAACTAAAGTAAGATTCGTTGCTGGAGCGGCAAACGATAACCCACCTGAACCATCCGTTGTCAACACATGACCACTTGAGCCATCTGCGGCTGGTAATGTTAATGCTAAGTTAGCTGCAACAGAATTTGGCGATTTAAGAGAAACAAAGTGTGCGCCGTTATTTGTTCCTTCTAAAAATTTAATTGTACCACCTACTGTGGCAGAATTACCTACATTTAATGCTGAAATCGCTGAGTTTGAATCAGTTGTTAAAGCTGAACTTGCTGTTAAAGTACCATCTACATGGTCTAATTTATCTACAAAATATTGACCGCCAATAACTGTTATATTATTTGCGTCACCGTTTCCATCTACGCCGCCTTCACCAACAAATAATCTATCACCGTTATTAGCTTGAGTACCTGTACCGAATGTATAGGCTAATTCACCTAATTTAAGCGTTGACGGAGCTGTAGCATTGCTACTTCTTTTTATCTGAATTACTGTTGACATTTATTGCTCCTAAAAATTGCCACCGTTAAATACCAATGTTCCTGAAGTAGTATCTAACTCGTTTCTTGTTTTAAATTTATCTGAGGAGGCGTCATATTGTAGTAAAGCACCATCTGTTAAACTAGTTGAATCAACATCTGATAAACTTCTTAATCTATTCACATTTGTAATATTTACATTTGTGCTTGGCACCTGAACAGAAACCTGTTGAGGACCTGAAGAAGTTGATGAGTTAATATTTGCTTTAACACCACCAGTTTGATTAATAACTGCTTTTACCATGACTTCCCTCTCTCTTTGTAATATTTATAATGAAAAAGACTTGAGGAACAACTAAACTTTTGGATTTACAGTTATAATTCCTTCGATTACTCTGGTAACTGTACTATCTGCTGTTTTTGTGATATAAACATCATACACATATCTAGCTGGTGCGTCTAAATTAGCTGTTTGTGTATCTGTTAATACCAATTCAACTACGCCTGTTGTAGGGTCACTTGCAAGGGCTGAAGTAATTGTTGTTGTAACAGAAGCGCCGTGTTGTTTGGCCATTTTTGCTACTGTTGTATAACCCGTTAAGTCAACGGCATTTCCATCTGAATTAGTTACAGTTACATCTGAACTAAAAGAAGCGCCTTGGTCTATTCTAAGATTTGCTACTGCCGCCATTGAATTGTTTTATTCCTTCTTGTATTTTTCCGTTATAAAAATTTGTTAATACTTCTATCTTTTCCAATTCAATTTCGTGTCTTACTTTTGATTGTTGAATTTCTTGTCGAGCAACTATGTAGTTTCTTAATTCTAAAGGTAGTTGTTCAGCTTCATATTCATTACCATCAATGGTTATCATATCTGCCATAATATATCCTTAATTTTATAGTTTTTTATTTTGTTTTTTGATTTCTGCAATCAATTTCGCTTTTGTAAATCGTTTATCTAATTCGACACCGATTTTTCTACCTAGTTTTTCTAACTCGGCTTTTGTTTTCTTTTCTAAATCTTTTGTATCAATTTTTTTAACTTCTTTTGTCAATACTAAAGGAGTTGAAAAGAAAAATCCTTTAATTTTTTTCCATAACTTTTTCATAATTTTTCCTCTTATTTTATTAATTCTGATATTTATATCGTA